ATGCACTACAATAACCAACTATGAAAGAACTGTTTAAACTGACAATTGAATTTACAAGGATATTTATAGGCTTTATCCTAGCCATAACCATATTGGTAACATTTGATTTATACTATGAAATAAAACGAATACTAAAATGAAATATTCATCCAGCTTTACCCACGACCTAAACTTTGGCGAAAAAGCCGAAGATTTAATAAATTATATGTTTTCCGATGGTAAACATATTGAAGTAAAAAACGATAGGTTAATTCATAAAACAGGAAACTTATTCTTTGAATACGAATCAAGAGGTAAGCCCAGCGGATTAGCAACCACCACCGCAGAGTATTGGATTTATAGAATAGATGAACTTGACATATCTTTTATATTCCCAACTAAAGCACTAAAACAAGTTTGTAGGGTTTACTATAAAGAAAACTTATTCCTTAAAAACGGAGGTGATAATAACAGTTCCAAAGGATTTTTAATTCCATTAACAAGATTACTAAACGACATAGCAAATGAATGGAGCAGAGAACTCGCAGCCAGTGAGAATGATATACCTAGACAATAAACAAGAAACCATATTTAAATCCATATCCTACGCTAAAAGAATAACAGGAGTAAATGAATACCAAATAAAACAATCCTTAAACCCAGTCAATAAGAAACGATTTACCCATAAAGACCGAATAGTTGTTTTTCGTACTATAAAACCCTAATTTTGCATTATGGCTTTACAATCAATACCAAGATTAACCGCAAAGGCACAACAAATATTTAACCGCTACATTAGGACTAGAGATAGTCAAGATGGATATTTTACCTGTATTAGTTGCGGTCAAGTAAAGGATTTTGAATATATGGATGCTGGGCATTATGTTCCTGTTAAGGGAAGTTCTGCCCTTCGGTTTGATGAATACAACGTAAACGGAGAATGTAAATCTTGCAATGGATTTGACCAATTTCATCTAATAGGATATCGTAGAAACCTAATTGATAAAATAGGCGAACGAATGGTATTACACCTAGAAAGCCAACATAGGCTTATAAAGAAATGGTCAAGAACTGAACTTAACGAATTAATTGAAAAGTATAAATAATGGCGAAACTTAACGCAGCTGGTAAGGTAAATTTTGGCACAAGAAAAAAAGGTAAGTACAAAAAAAGTAACGGACCAAAAGACAAACCAACAAAACCATACAACCGACAAGGATAATGAAAGATACATTCTCAAAGAAAGAATATACCTGCAAGTGTGGAACTTTAAATGAAAGGTACATTTGGCATAGTGAACTTAAAACCTATACTTTTAAATGTAATAAATGCAGTAAAGAATTGGACATAAAAAACTATAAAAGTAAGGAAGTGCCACAAACTGCATCCATTAGAACACCAACAAAAAACCGATAATGTTAATACCAGCAATCATATCAGTCATAATAGCCTTACCATTATCAATTTTATGGGTGTATTTACTTGATAAAAACAAAAAAGACGATGACGTATAATTTTATACTTGGGTCAGTATTTTTAATAATGTTATTATTTTCAATTATAGCACTTTATAAAATATTAAAGCAAATAGACAAAAAATGAACATCAACGAAATAAAACCAAACCCAAACAATCCCCGCCTAATTAAAGACCATAAGTTTAAACAACTTGTTAAGTCAATCCAAGATTTCCCCCAAATGCTTGAATTGAGACCAATTGTCATTGATGAAAACAATATGGTTTTAGGTGGTAATATGAGACTAAAGGCTTGTATTGAAGCTGGGCTTACCGATGTACCTGTAATCCACGCTAACAATTTAAGCGAGGAAAAGAAAAAGGAATTTATTGTAAAAGATAATGTCGGTTATGGAGAATGGAATTGGGATGACCTTGCAAATAATTGGGATGCAGAAGAACTTACCGAATGGGGTTTAGACATACCAAATTTTGATGTAAACAATTTAGAAGCCGAAGATGATGACTTTGCAGTACCTGATGGCGGAACTGAAACCGATATTGTATTAGGGGATTTATTTGAAATAGGCGAACATAGATTGCTTTGTGGGGATAGTACGGATAGCGACCAAGTGGCAAAGCTAATGAACGGACAAAAGGCTGATATGGCACATAACGACCCACCTTATGGAATGAAAAAAGAAAAAGATGGAGTTTTAAACGATAACTTAAACTATGCCGATTTACTTGATTTTAATAGGGAATGGATTGATACACAATTTATGAACCTTAAAGAAAATGGTAGTTGGTATTGTTGGGGTATTGATGAACCATTAATGGATATTTATAGCGAAATATTAAAACCATACATAGCAGAACAAAAGGCTACATTTAGAAATTTAATTACTTGGGATAAAGGGAATGGTCAAGGACAAAATTCTGAAAATACTAGAAGTTATGCAATAGCAGATGAAAAGTGTTTATTTGTAATGATGGGAGTACAAGGGTTTAATAATAATGCGGATAATTATTTTAATGGATGGGATTCTATTGTAAATTATTTAGATGAGCAAAAAAATATAGCAAAATTTACTATAAAGGATTGTAAAAGATTAGCAGGGCATAGTGAAAAAAGCGGTTGCCATTGGTTTGACAAAAGTCAATGGATGATGCCTACTAAAGAAACTTATGATAGTTGGAGAAATAATTGCATTGAAAATAATATACACGCATTTAAAAAAGAATACGAAGAACTTAAAAAAGAATACGAAGAACTTAAAAAAGAATACGAAGAACTTAAAAAAGAATATTATTCTACTCGTGCCTATTTCAATAATATACACGATAATTTTAACAATGTTTGGAAATTTGATAGGCATTTAAGACAAGGGGATGAAGGTGGACACGCAACACCTAAACCTATACCTTTATGTGAAAGAGCAATTAAATCAAGTTGCCCAGATAATGGATTAGTTTTAGATGTGTTTTTAGGTTCAGGTTCAACAATGGTTGCATCACATCAACTTAAACGCAAATGCTATGGTATGGAACTTGACCCAAAGTATTGCCAAGTTATTGTTGACCGAATGAAGAAACTTGACCCATCATTGATAATCAAAAAGAACGGATTACCTTTGTGATTCAATGAAAATTCAGTGAGAAATGGCAAATGAACAAAACTTAACCCCATTCCCTAAAGGAGTATCAGGAAACCCAGCAGGGAAACCTAAAGGAGTTGAACATAGCAAAACAAGACTATTGCGTTTACTACAACTTGTTACCAAAGTGCGTAACCCTGTTACGGGCGAAGATGAGGAGTTTACAATAGCTGAACAACTAGATATGAAGATAATTGCAAAGGCAATGAAATCCGATTTAAGGGCTTATCAAGAAATACTTGACCGATTAGAAGGTAGAGCAAAACAAACAACGGATTTAAACGCAAACATTCAAGGGAGCGTTCAAATAGTAATACAACAAGATGACCGATGCAAACCAATTGAAGATTAATGCAACACCTGTATTCTTTGCCAACAAAAGAGCGTATGAGGGCAGCTATCCTGTCATTTGCAATGAAGGTGGCACAAGGAGTTCAAAGTCTTATTCCATTGTTCAGTTACTGATTGAAATAGCCTACAACAATCCAAAGACTAGGATTTCAATTGTATCGCATTCCCTTCCACATATCAAGCGAGGAGTTTATAGGGATTTTAAATCTATAATGGAGAATTGGGGTTTATGGTCAGACAATGACTTTAGCTTTTCCGATTTTATATACACTTACCCTAATGGGTCTTACATTGAACTGTTTGGACTAGAAGATGAAAGTAAGGCAAGAGGACCAGCAAGGGATGTGCTATTCATCAACGAAGCCAACTTAATCAAGCGTACACTTTACGACCAATTACTAATGAGAACCACAGGCAAGGTTTTCCTAGACTGGAATCCTGCTGACTTTGTTAATTGGGTTTATGAAGTAGCTGACAATCCTGAAAACAAACGCATCCATTCTACATACCTAAACAATATCCCAAACCTATCCGAATCACAAATAAAAAACATAGAGCAGTATAAAAACCTAACTGATGACTTTATGTGGAAGGTATACGGATTAGGAGAACGAGGTGCAGCAAAAGAATTAATCTACACCCAATGGAAACTATACGACACCGCACCCGAAGGCGATGTATTCTATGGTCTTGACTTTGGTTATGTGCATCCAGCTGCACTTATAAAGGTTACGCATCACGAAGGCGAAAACTACTTTGAGGAAATCATTTATCAAAGTGGACTTACACTATCCGACCTTACAAGATTGATAAAAGAAAAAGTGCCTGAACGAGCAACAATATACGCAGATGCAGCAGAACCCAAATCAATAGAGGAACTTTACCGACAAGGGTTTAATATTAAACCTGCACAAAAAGATGTATGGGCAGGAATAGTAAAGATGAAATCATATCCTATAAACATACATTTTCATAGCCAAAATCTAAAAAGGGAATTTATGTCTTACAAATGGAAAAAGGATAAAAACGATAATGTAATTGAAGAGCCAGTAAAAGCAAATGATGATGCTTTAGATGCTTCAAGGTACGCGGTATTTACTCACTTGACAAAACCTAAATTTGCGGTAAGTGTATTTTAACTTAAATTTCTTTAACTTTGTTTAAATTCTAATAATATGGGTTTATTTGACATCTTCACTAAAAAGAAGATTAACACACTATTTCCAACAATTCCGATGAACTCCCAAATAGCAATTGAAAGGGGTATAGTTACTTGGCAAGGAGCAGACCAAAGAAGTTTTGTTGATGATGGATATGTAGCAAACGATATAGTTTACTCAATCATTAAACTAATTACCGACAAAGCTAAAATTGCACCATTCCACGTTTATAAGGTTGTAGATGAAAAGGCTGCAAAGAAATACAAATCTTTAGCTGCACAAAAAGACATCAACTTAAAAGAACTTGAGACTTTACATAAAAAGGCATACGAACTTTACACAGGAGACCAACGCTTAAACGAGTTATTAAAATATCCTAATGAAGAAGATTGCTGGAGTGATTTAGTTGAACAATGGTGCGGTTTTAAGTTAATAACAGGTAATTCTTTTATTTATGGCAAACTTATTGAAGCAGGAAACAATCAGGGCAAACCATTTGAACTATTTGCTTTGCCTAGTCAGTTTATGGCTATTATTGCAAATATCAATGTGTTCCCCCCAACAAGGGCTGGGTATCAGTTATATTACGGACAAATGTGGTCATTTGATACTAAAGAAATCTTACACGATAAATACTTCAATCCACAATGGGGTGTAACTGCTGGACAGCTTTATGGGCAAAGTCCCCTACGAGCAGCAGCCAAGAACTTAACAAGAAGTAACGAAGCTAAAACCGCTGCCGTTGCATCATTCCAAAATGGTGGACCTGCTGGAGTTTTATTTATGAACGATGAACGCTTTGACCCTACAAGTGGACAAGCACAGGCACAAGCACTTAAAACCGCAGTTAGTCAAAAAGGCGGTTCAGCTAACTTTAACTCAATTGCAGTATCAGGTTATAAAGTAGATTGGAAACAAATTGGACTTTCTCCTGTTGAACTTAATATCATTGAATCGGAAAAATGGGATTTAAAGGCACTATGTAATATCTACGGAGTACCTAGTCAACTTTTAAACGATAGCGATTCAAAGACCTATAACAATCAAAGAGAAGGGGAAAAGGCATTAACGCTTCGTTGTGCCATCCCATTACTTAACGCATTGACTGAAAACCTTAATAGGAAATTACACACGGATTGGGGTTATAAAGGAACAAATCTTTATGTAGATTACGACCTTTCAGTATATGGAGAATTAGAAGCAAATAAATCCGAGCAAACTGAATGGCTTGATAAAGCGTGGTGGATTAGTCCTAAACAAAAGTTGGACATTATGAATATTGAAGTGCCTGATTATATTCCTACTGAAGAATTGGAGAAACTTTACATCCCAACAGGATTGCAAACTATTGACCAATTCCAACCTTTGAATATTCCTGATAACCTAAATCCATAAAATGATTTGGCAAGATTATAAAAAATTATATGCCAACGCATTAAAACAATATTCACCCAAGTTCAAAAAAGAACTACAAAATCAGGTGAACACCTATTGTCGTACATTAGACTATAACGCAATTAGTGATAAAGCCATTAAAAAGACCATACAAAAGCTGCATTTAGCTATGGGTGTAAAGATGGCTCAAATTAGTAGTAAGGTCGTTAAAAGGTCTGTAAAGGGCATTTACGAGGCATTTGAAGTTAAATCAGCAGAGACCGACCTATTTGCTTACACTATCCTTCAGTACCTACAAACGCAAGGACTTGACCAATTAGCATCCGATATTACAAATACAACCAAAGACCAAATAAGAAGATACCTAATTCAATCAGCCGAGCAAAATCTAACACTACCTGAAACAATAGTTTTATTGAGGGGTGCAGGAATTACGGATTATAGAGCAGAGTTAATAGCAAGAACGGAAACAGGAAGGGCTGCCAATATTGGTTCAATGGTTGGTGCAACAAGTACAGGATTAGTAACTGTCAAAGAATGGATTGCAGCAAAAGACAATAGGACAAGAAGGATTCCACGAGACCAATTTGACCACCTAAATATGGATGGCACTAAAATACCAATGGATGCGACATTTAAACTGCAAAATAAGAAAGGCGGTTTTGACTTAATGCTACATCCTTGCGATTCAAGTGGAAGTGCTGGTGATGTTTGCAACTGCCGATGTACTTTAGGATATGAGGCACAAAGGGATAAAAATGGCAAACTATTAAAGCTACAAGATAACCCACCAAAAGGCAATGTCGGAATGATTTGGGGAATACTAACTAACGCAGTAGGAATGCAAATAGGCAGATTGATTGCAGACTTGTTTGAATAATAAAAAAAAATATAACTTTGTAAATATGAAAACTTACGCATCAAAAGATTTAATTGTTGAAAAACAAGACATCGGCTACGAAGTAATGGATGTAGATACCGAACAACGCAGAGTAAAAGCGGTTTGGGCAAGAACAGGTAATGTAGATTTAGACAATGACATTATCGTTCCTGAAGCATTCACAAAGACTTTAAGCGAAAGAGGTCCAGCAGGTAAAAACTTGATATGGTCTTTAGTTGACCATTGTGCTGAAATGGAAGCCGTTATCGGTAAGCCTGAACAATTATATGTTGAAGGTGATATGCTTATTGCAGTTACTCCAATAGTAATGACCGAAACAGGTGAAGATATAATGAAGATGTATGATGCAGGTTTAATCAATCAGCATTCAATTGGATTTACTACAATAAATTCAAGCGTAGGTAAGGATGGAGTAAGAACAATTACTGAACTTAAACTTTATGAAGGTAGTGCGGTATTATGGGCAGCAAACCCTGAAACACCAACTATTTCAGTAAAGAGTGAAGTAAAGAAAGAACAATTAGCAAACAGGCTAGAGAAACTCTTGAAAGCGTTTAAAGGCGGTAAATTTACCGATGAAACTTTTGCGTTGATGGAGATTGAAATAAAAAGGATTCAAGCGGATTTATTAGAGATTGAAATCGTTAAAGAAATCACTGCGGTCGCAGAAGCACCCCAGCCGATAATTGAGGAAGTCAAAAACAATGATGCGGAAATCTTGAAGGCAATTAAAGAATTTAATAAAATACTAAAAAAGTAAAAATGGAAAACGTAATTAACGAAATGGCTGATAACCTTAAAGGTTTTCAAGCTAGTATTGAAGCGAAGTTGGAAGCAACAAACGCTGAAATCCGTGTAGTAAAAGATGAAGCACAAAAACAATTTGATGCTCAAGCTGCTGCACAAAAGAAAAACGCATCTAAACAAGTAAAGTTTTTAGATGAAGCTATCGTAGAAAAATTAGATGGCAAATTGGATGAAATGGAAAAATCAATGAAATCAAATGGTAAGTATCGTTTAGATTTAAGAGATGTTAAGTCAATGACTTTAGGTGCAAGTTTAACAGGAGATGCTCAAGCATCTTATGCTATTAATGCTTCAGTTTTACCTAGTCAAGCTATCAACTTCCGTGATTTAGTTCCAACAGTAAGAAGTGAAAGTGGTTTGTATGTATTCTACAAAGAGACTGCAACTACTAACAACATTGCTGCTCAAACTGAAGGTTCAAACAAAGGTGAGAACAACTACGCATTAAGCGAGGTTAAAGTGGTTAATGATTACATCGCTGGTTTCTCTACATTCTCAAAACAAATGGCTAGAAGTTTGCCTTTTTTAAGCACAACTTTACCAAGAATGTTGACTAGAGATTTCTTCAAAGCTGAAAACTCTGCTTTCTTTGCAACTGTATCTGCTGCTGCAACAGGTTCTACAACAACTGCTGAAACTGTTGACTTAAAGCAATTAGTTGATTACATCGGCAACCAAAAGAGTGCAAACTTTGTATCTTCAGTTGCTTTAGTAAGCCCTGCACAATTAGGTCGCTTATTGAAAGAAACAATCACTTTGGGTTACTATGCTGGTAATGGTTCAGTTATCGTTAATCCTAATGGTGGTATGACAATATGGGGAACTCCTATTATTGCTGCATCTTGGGTTACTGATGACAAGGTTTTAATTATGGATAACAGTTTCGTAGAGCGTATTGAAGTTGAAGGATTAGCTATTGAATTCTCTTATGAGAACGCATCTAACTTCCAACAAAATATGGTTACTGCGAGAATTGAGTGTTATGAAGATATTAACTTAATGCAACCAACCGCAGCAATCTATGCTGATTTGGGTAACGTTTAATTTAATCTAACATAGATAATAAAGACCCCTTACATTTAGTAGGGGGTTTTTTATTATATTTATTGTAAATTTGTAAAAAAGATGTATGTCATATAATAATTTTATCATTGATTTTACTTTGACCGACATAGGTACAGTTGTTGA